TTATGGAAGATGGTGAGTGTTTCAAGCGTAATTCTACCACCAAGGTACGCTTTTAGCAAGGGTGGATGGACACTCTTGACACGGAACAGGTCATCGAAGTCCTCTTCCATCTCATGTAGAGTGGCAACGTCTTCACGGAACATATAGGATAGAGATTCTGTTCTCTTCACGTAGGCAGCGTAGTGCTGACCACCTTCCCGTGTGATTTGCCCAACCCATTGACCACCATCGACAATCAGATTCGAGACAAAGAAATCCCTAAGTTCATGTTCTTTGAACTTTCGGGATAATTTCACAAAGAAATATTTGTCTTTGCGATTGTCAAATGATGTCTGTGATGCCTTGACGGCACCACGGTATTGGAAGTAATCGTATGATTTGGATGTGAAGTGAAGTTTCAAAGCAAGATACATTTTGTAGACTTCAAATCCAGTCACAACGCCAGATACCCCCGTGAGGTTCGTTTCATGAAGTTCAACCTCTGAGCATCATACTTTAATTTCTCCTTGAGTGGTTTAGAAATTAACTTATTGATACCATCTAGTTCAATGTTCTTGTCTTCACAGAACTGAACGATTGCTTCAATGTAATTAAGGTCAGAATCTCTGACGATCTTTTCGATCTCAATAGAGAATTTAGAAGCAGTCATGAACTTCTCCTCAAAGACATCATCAATCTTACCATTCGCCATGTGCTTCTCGGTATGCGTCGATGTACTCTTTAAGTTTGCGAGCATACTTAAACTTGTCATAAATTTCAAATACTTGTGCTTCACCAGTCTCACAGGCAATAATGGTTACGAGTTTCTTGACCTTGAGACCAGTCAACTCTTGAAACATTATAGCATAGGCACACTCTTGTGCAAAATAATCTTGAATCCACTCTTCACGTTTGTTCTTAGTGGATGTTTTGAAATCTATAATTGCAAGTTCGCCGTTATACTCAGCAATGCAATCTACACGTCCTGCGAGTTTCAGCGTCTTTGAATACAAAGGCGCTTCTAGTGCGTGTATATTATTGATACTATCTATATGGGGTTTAATTAGGTGAAATAAACCCATAGACATCACATCATCCTTGTACTTACTGATATCCTTATTAGAGAGATACAGTTCTGCAAGTTTGTGTGTTTTATTACCGCGAGTAGATGCTCTCTTGGAGATCTTGTTCGCTTCGTCTTCACCAACTCTTCTACGCCACTCCATGATAGATTTCTTCTTAGAGTGACCAATCACAGTTGTAACAGAAGGGTAGGACATACCTTCTACAGAATACGTCCTACCCTTTTCAGTTGTTGTTGCAACTAGATCTTTAAAGCTGTGGATGTTTAGGTGCTTAAATTCCAAGGTTCATCTTGCTAATCAAATAAGATTTGACTAGACCAGATCTTACGATGTCTTGAACACCAAATTCAATGGAGGAGAACTCATCCATGTCGTCAATGATCTTCATGAAATCAAGGATTCCATTCTTTTCGTAAGTCTTAGTCAAGTCAGTTTGTGCAGCGTCTCCTGCAAAGATCACCTTAGTGTTGACCCCGAGACGAGTGATGATGGAGTCAAGTTCATGGAAATTAAGGTTCTGAGATTCGTCAATAAAGACGATTGCATTATCAATAGTTGTACCACGAATAAAACTCGTAGACCAGAAAGAGATAGTCTCTTGTGCCTTGAGATTAGCGTACAACATTTCAAACGATGCATCATCAGGCATCTCGAACATGTACCTCACCATATTCTTATACGGAATCTGGTACAGGTTGCTCTTGTCCTCATGGTCTCCAGGTAGGAAACCAATCTCTCTAGTCGGAACTAGAGAACGTACAATATACAGTTTATCATATTGTGTCTTTTCGTCAAGTACCTCCTTTAGAGCAAGGTAGATACTCAAGAATGATTTTCCTGTTCCAGCGCAACCATATAAGAATAAATTCTTTTCTTTTTGCCACGCATCAAATACTTCTTCCTGCGTGGGGGTTATCGGTTTGATATTTAAAAGATGTTCTGTCCCAATTGGTTTCCTTCTCATTTGTCTTGCGGTCAGACCGACCATTGTAGGTTGCTTCTTGGATTTTACAGGCATAAGTTAAATTCTGTCGAACTTTGCATAAGGGTGGTGTTTTTTAACGTTGTTTAGACGATCTTTAAAGCCCTGTGGGAGTTTATCTTGATAGTCACCAACGCCACTGACAGCAGATGCCACTCCTGCTTGCCAGTCCTTATCCCAATCAGGATTTTCTTCTCGCCATTTCTCATACTCTGCAATAGTACATTGGAATTCTTTCTTTTCCCCTGTACTATTGTTTTTCACACTATAACTGGGCATCTCAATCTATCCTAAGTGAGGGTTGGATATCATCGCATCCACAATCATCGTCAGGACAAGTCCATCCGAGTGCTTCTGCAACGATAGGGAATTTACATATGAATACACGTTTGCATTCATTCGCAAGATCCATGTGCTCCTTTTGTGTACCGTGTCCAGTACGTAATTCTATATAGTGAATCCAGGACCTTACAGAACCTGTCATATAGATTTTAGTTGGGGTTGCCAAAGGCAGTACAAAGCGAGCACACTCCTTTGCGATTCCTTCACGCAGCATCTCATTATAGAGATCCATACCTTCAGCAAAGTATCTTTGGATCTTTGTCTGTAGGAACTTCTTCTGCTCAGGATCTACTCCATCAATAGAGTTCTGCCTGTTCTTAGTGTCTTGCAGACGCAGATCAGGTACAGGAATCTCAAAACCCAACAAAGATGCATCAGCATAGCGTTGGGAAAACTCTTGATATGTGAACGAACGGTGGCGCAGCACTTGAGCTGCCAGACCCCTGGTAGTGTTCAGTTCCAATGTCATGAATGCCTGCTCAAACACGCTCCAATGCCCATGTTTGATGCAGTATGCTAGAAGACCCGCAACCTTGGGGTTCTCCTGGTTTGCAGGGTTGCTAACCCTTGCCACATAACCCATCATGCGTTCAGCATCAGGGGTTACACTTACTAGTTTAACGTGCATTACCAAATCCAGTTCTTTCTTTGAATCTATTCCATTTTTTTATTCTAAGCGATTTCTCGATATAACGCAACTGTATGCGAAAATACATCAGTTCGTCAGTTGAGAATTGCTCAGGATGTTTTAGAGCAGTCTTAATTAATTTTTTTTGCTCTTTGAAGCGCATTGTACTGAAGGTGGTGGTGTTTAAATCCCTTCCACATGTTCAGAATTTCGTCAGTTCGTTGGGTATACCGCTCGTCTTTAGCAGTAAGGAAAGTGACAAAAGAACGCATAACGTCGTAAAGATCGTCGCTCCCCTCGTATTCGACCAACGTTGAAATGATCGCACCTCTTAGTTCTGGAAATGTGGTAGCTTTATTTATTTGTGTGATCATATAGGGCGTCGAATAATTCGTCAGCGAGTTCGTCGATGTCGTCAATTTTTTTATTGAACTTAAAGTCGTTCCTTTCTCCCCTAAACAAAGCGCTAGCCTTGCTTGAGATATGACTTTGCACAGAAGAGTTTTGGATTAACTGCTCCATCTGTCCACTCGATTCCGAGTAATCTTCTGGAGTCTTTTCCGAGTTTGTCATAATAGCAATCGAAAATGTCTACTCGTTTACCCGTAGCAATATCATAATGCTTTGAGTATGAACCTCCACCTGGAATCATATCCAGGTAGGTTATTAGGTAAGAATTTGTAGGAAGCGCTTTGTTCTGTGCTTTTGAGATTTCACAGTTCGCTTCTAAAATTCTAATACCGTATTTTTCTGCTGTAACCTCAATGTCATTGTTGCTCATCCAGATCATCCGTAATCATCCGCGATTTCCCCATTCAATTGCAGGGAATGCCTCAGACACTACCTGCTTCGTAATTCTATATTTATCCTGAAGATTGCGGTTACATGCGGCAACCAAAAGGTGTGCCTCATCTTTATACAGACCTTCCAAGAGTTGTACGAACAGTTGCTCGCGCTTCATCTTATTGATGGAGTTATCTCCACCCTTGAAGAAACGATACAAATTACGGTACTCATGATCCAAGCGAGTGTGCTCAGTACCTGCAGGTGCATCGTTCTCTTTAAAAGGAACTTCACCCTCAGGGAGCAAGAACTGCAGAGATTCATCAAAATTGATGATCAACAATGCACGAAGACCATTGTTGTTATATTCCTGCAGCAGACCAACTTTTTCGGATTTGGTTTTTGCTGAGGAGACCTTCTGCAAGATCTCCGTCAGGAGTGCATCTTTTGGTAATTTTCTGGGTGCCATGTCAAATCAAAAGTTTGTGATAATTATATCAGTCTAAGTCGTCATCGTCAAGATCAACATCATCCATGAAGCGTACTGCAAGCAGTTCTTCATTGATGAAGGATCCATTTCCATCTAGGAATTCAGGATGAAGATTGTCTAACTGACGTTTGTATGTGTTGCTATCTACAGTGTCTTTGTAGATCCAACCAACTACACCTCCGAGCATGAGAGTGAAAATCATCCCTACAGCGGAGAAGAAAAGGATTACGCTAGTTTCCATCTGTTTTTTCCTGGTGAATGTCTATTCTTACACGCACCGTCCGTTTGAGGAAGCGGAAGGTAACGTCGAACCAACTTGGTTTCTCAACCCTCCTGCTTCTGGGAAGCATAACCTCTATACCCTTATTTAGAGCGGGTTCTCCTCCGCCGAGTGCTCTTTTCTTTTTCATAATCCCATGCATCTTTTAGGATTCCATACAGGTAATCCTTGATCTTTCTCGCCTCTGGTTTACCCAGGTTAGGGTATGCTTCACGCACATCAGGATGTCCACCCTCAATCAATAAGTTGAGATCCTCTACAGTGCTGCTGAGGTTTGCTGCACATCCACTTTCAATGAACATGGTAGCAGTTCTCTTTGTGCACTTGTTAGAAACCAACCATTCACGCATCTTGAACGTTCTACGATTCTTAAATGCATCATCAAGCGCTTGCTCAACAATATCAATGAGAATTTCTTCCTGTTCCATCAGATTACTTTTTGCTCCCTTAGATAAGCGATAGAATCGGTGCAACCACCGATATGAGTTTCTCCAGCATAGACTTGCGGGAAGGTAGAACCTTGACCAAACTTGTCATAAAACTCAGGACGCTGGAAGTCCGTTCCTAGAGTATACACGACATGTTTGACTTCTGCAAGTTCCATAACACGTTTAATTTTGTCGCAGTATGGGCAACCTGGTTTGGAGTATATAGTATAAGTCATTCTGGTTGTTCTTCTTTCTTAAGTTTACGTGCCTCTTTAGTGCAGTAAAACGCTGCAATAATCAATGCTGCGTAAAATAGAGTGTCGTCAATCATCACGAGGAAAAAGACAACACTACCTCCATATCTCAGATAGTCTGGAAGTCGTTTTGTGACCTTTTGAATTTGTGGAGCGATTTTGCTCTCAAACTTAAAATACAGAATCCATGCAATAGTGACAGTAATTTCACTAAACGGGACAATGAAGTATAGAGAGAGAAAACAGAAAATAGGCCAATAGTGCCTTTCTGGGATTTTCGCCAATAATTCAAAAAAACCTTTTCGGGAAAAAATTGCCCGAATTTTTTTTCCGACTTTTTTTGAACTGAAAAGTCGATTTTCCATAGAAAAAGGGTGATGTATAAACACCACCCCAGTATATCATGCTGTAAGTAGGAGGTCAACGCAAAGTCTCAACAGCAGCGAGTGCTTTCTGACGAAGGTCCTCAGGAAGAGGCACATAACCAAGAGCGTCTGCTTTACCCTGTTGGACTGGGGTCAGCATCCAGCGGAGCATGTCTTTCACATCATCATTCTTCTCGTACTCAGGATAGGCTAGGATCCAAGTAAGGGAGACAATAGGGTATGCATTGGCACCAGCAGGGTTAGCGTCAGCACCACGAAGCTGATCGTCCAGGATGATCTTTGATAGACCTGCCGAAGATGTTTCAGCATTTGCTGTGACATAATTACCTGCCTTGTTTTGAAGCGCAACCTGTTGGAATCTACCACCAGTTACATAACCATAGTTCAGATACCCAATGGCACCTTCCAGTTGTTTGATGCCAGCGGCAACACCAGAGTTACCTTTACCACCGATGCCAACTGGCCAAGAGACTGACTTACCAGTGCCTACAGTCTTCTTCCACTCAGGAGAGAATGCAGACAGAGAGTTGGTGAACCCTTTGGTAGTGCCACTACCATCAGAGCGCCATACAGTTGTGATCTGTTTATCAGCACAACCGAAGGCAGACCAGTTAGTGATCTTACCGAGGAAGACATCAGCAAGTTGTGTCTGCGTCATCTTTACTTCACAACCAGGATAGTTGTAAGCGGGGACGATGGCACCACCAGTCATAGGAATGTGGACCATCGGCAGTTTCTGCTTAGCATCTGACACAGCACCATCAGAGGCACCGAAGTCAACAGTCTTAGCAGTAAACTGACGGACACCAGCACCACTACCAACTGCTTGATAGTTTACTTTGTTGCCAGTTGACTTAGCAAGGTCACCCAGGACTGCATTGTAATAGGGAGCAGGGAAGGTAGCACCCGCTCCATTCAGTTTGTAGGGTGCCTTAGCACTCTCGGTGGAACCGCACGCCACCACCAGGGGTGCTGCCAGAGCGGCAGCAGCGATTGCTTTGAGTTTCATCAGTTAGTACCTCAGAACTTGTACTTGGTACCAACTTCTACTTTCCAGTCGCGAGTGTCATCGCTATCTTGGAAGATGTTCTCCCACTTACCATAAGCGGAGAAGTTGTCAGTCACCTTCAGTTTGGTGCCGACTTCCAGTGCCTTGAAGGTTTCACTACCACCACCATCGGGGTAGGAAACACCAGCACCTGCTTCGATGTAGGGCTTCAGTGCGCCCAGTTTAGTTTCATAACCAACACGTCCTTGATGGACAGTCTTCTTATAATCGTCGTCAGTTCCTTTGAACTCGTGCTTGGATTCCACATAGGGTCCAGCAAAGGCAGGTGTCGCCAGGGCGGAGAGTGCCAGTGCGGCAAGTGCAATTTGTTTCATTGTCGTGTCTTTTGTAGTGACTTAACTATTTTAACACGCTTAACGTTCCCTGTATTTAAGGTTAGTTAAAGCATAACTTAAAAAGGGGATCCTGTTAGGATCCCCTGACAATACATCAACTAAAATTGATGGATCAGAAGCTGTACTTCACGCCTGCCTTGGTGCCGTATCCACGGTCAACGCTGGAGTCGCCAGAACCGACGAAGCTGACTTCGCCATAGATGCCCAGACGCTCAGTAGCAGCGACGGAGAGACCTGCCTTACCAGAAGGAACGGTGTCGGAAGCAGCGCCGTCAGGAGAGACGACAGAAGCGCCTGCTTGGACATACCATGCAGCAGAATCACCCAGAGGTGCTTCGTAACCAACGTGGAAGTCGGTAGTGGTACCAGTGTAGTCCGAACCCGTGAAACCAGAGTTTGCTTCCACGTTAACGTAAGGACCTGCCAGGGCAGCAGACGGGGCAACTACAGCAGCAGCTGCGGCGAGAGTTGCGATAGCAGTTTTGATCATTGAAATTTCCTCTTTGTTTGTTACTTGCGGAGTGGTTACCCGCAGATGGAGGATCGGGTTGTCCCGATCGCTTGTATAGTATAACACATGACCCAGGATCTTTGTCAATCCTTAACCACTGTTATAGATTGTAACGTTACGAGGAATATTTAGACAAGATAGTTAAGTAGATATACTTATTGGTCTCATAAGACTTACTAATGCTCCTTCCACCAGTCAGCGTCAGGATACTTGTCTACGAGATACGTATACACAACAAAGGGCAGCAGAATACTGCCGCCCATGATGCCTAACAAAATTGGTGTGTCTACGATAAACTCAACGATCGCTATTATGTGTGACATTTGCCCAGTCCCTGTCGAAGATTGCTAGTCCTTCTCTCGTGAGTACATGCCCGATCATCTTCTCGAAGATCGCTGGAGGCATTGTCACGATTGATGCTCCATTATAGAAGGAGCGAGTAACTTTGTAAACGTCTCTGATAGATGCAGAAAGAATCTTAGTACGAACTCCATGTACACGATACACTTCGGAGATAGATCGTACAACCTCAACTCCTGCAACAGAGTTGTCATCGCATCTACCTACGAAAGGTGACACGTATGCTGCACCAGACTTCGCTGCAAGGATCGCCTGTGCTGCTGAGAAGATCAAGGTAACGTTGACCCTGATACCAGTTTTAGCAAGGTCCTTACAGACTGCTAGACCGTCCCAGGTGCATGGGACTTTGATGGTTGCAACCTCACCAAACTTGTTAGCGAGATAGAGACCTGTGTCAAACATCTCATCGCGGTTACCCACGACTTCCATAGAAATATCTTTGACACCAAGGTCTGTTAGTTCTTGATATACATCTTCGGGATCACGTCCCGACTTCATAATAAGAGAGGGATTAGTAGTAACCCCATCAATCATTCCTGTAGCAAAGTGCTTACGGATCAGTTCGGTGTCCGCAGTGTCAAGAAATAGTTGCATAAATCAGTCGTCGTAAATTAAACATTCAGGTTCCGAAGGATTCTGATCGCAGAAGAGTTCCAAATAGTTTGGATCATGATGATCTCCTGCTTCAATCTCTTTTTTGTGATGCTCTGCATACTCTTCTAAGTCATGCAGTTCGCCCTCAATATGACGGCGCATTTGTGGATTGGTCGTTGGATCTTGAAGGATTTCTTTGTCCTTCTGGATATGTTGTTCGATACTATCCATGTCTTCTGGAAGCATAGGGTAATTATAGCATACTAATATTTATCTGGGTGTCAATCGTTTTTTAGGTCATCCAGATAATCGATCCACCACTGTGGATCTTTTTTTGTCTTCCAGTTGGGTACTGGTAAACCTAACTCAGAATAATACTCATAGAGAGCGTCATCTATAGTCTGTGCGATCTCCATACTCCTCTTCTTCTGCATCAACGTCTGCATATGCATCCTCCAGGAAGGGTCCTCGTTTTCGTAAAGGTTCTTTTCTGACATAATCCTGTTCAGCATTGACAGCAGACATCCAAACAGCAACTTTCATTACTATGTAGATAATGACTAACGGTGTGAAGCAAGCGACTAGTATCATGCAGGGTAATCCCAATCAGTGATATCTCCTACTTTATGTATCGGTCCCCATGATCCTGGTTTATAGACATAAGGAGCAGTACGAATGGGACACTTGTCACCAGTACAGAGAAGATCATCAACAATCCTCCAGGATTCCATAACCTCGTCAGCGTGGACAAAACTAGATTGCTTGCCTCTGAGTGCATCATGAAGAAGTTTTTCATATCCATCGATTGCTCTGTCCTGAGGGTATGCGTGTGTCAGGGTTGCCAACTCAAGGTCATCGTTGAGACCTGGTGACTTAATGTCCATCCTAATATCGAGATGAGGATTAGGCTGTAAGCGCATAACAATGCGATCATTAACTTCACCTTCATAAAGTTTCAGCGGTGGTGCTTTGAGTTTGACTACGACTTCGACACATCCATAAGGCATTTTCTTGCCTGTCATGACGTTAAAAGGTACTCCCTCCCAACGCCAGTTATCAACGAATAAACTACCAGCGAAATAGGTAGGAGTACGACTGTCAGGATCAACCCCCTCTTCAGAACGGTATGATTCATATTGACCGAGAATAGCATTACTAGACATTCTAGTAGCGGCAAGGACTTTTGTCTTTTCACGTCTGATTTCCCTAGCATTCATCTTGCAAGGTGCATCCATTGCTACCAAAGATAAGACCTGCAAGACATGGTTCTGTAACATGTCACGCACTGCACCTGCAGTGTCATAATATTGTGAGCGACCTTCACAACCAATAGTCTCGGTTGCATAGATCTGAACCTCTTCTATGTACTGGCGGTTCCAAAGTGGTTCCAGCAGAATATTACTAAACCTAGTAGCAAGTATATTATTGACAGTATCTTTACCGAGATAATGATCAATGCGATAGACTTGTTTCTCGCGTAGATGTCGCTCCACCACAGACTGTAGATGATTAGCAGATTTATAATCGTATCCAAAGGGTTTTTCGATAACCACCCTGGAGTGGTCTGGGTCATCCAAGAACCCAGCTTCTTTAAGATTGACGATGGCATTCTCGTACCTCTCTGGTGGAACAGATAAGAAGTATGTGGTGTCTGCACTCTGATCATGCAGTTTCATCAGACTTTCTTCGCAGTCAAGATCGCAAGAGATAAAGTCCAACCAAGTAGTAAACTCCTGAGGATAGTCACCCAGTTTCTGCAACCAGACATCCTTAGGAAGATCTCTACGAGATGCTCCAACAATCAAAATATTATGTGGCAGAAGTTTTTTCTGCCACAGTTTATAGAGTGCAGGGATCAGTTTCCTTCTACATAAATCTCCAGCAGCGCCGAAGATTACAATGCGTCTAGTGAGCGGTTCCGTTTCCATCGTATTTGTCGGTTTCATAGTAGTTATTTTCACCTTTTCGTACCCCGAAATATATGGTGGTACATACAAAGGGTATGGATATCCACGCAAGAACATTAGCGAACGTCATGACCACCAAACTTATAACGCATACCATTTAGAATCTTGGACGCGAAAGCACCAAGACGGCGTGAACCAAAACGTTCATACAAAGCACTACTGATAACAGGAGCGGGTACCCCAAGATCCACAGCAGCGTGAACCGTCCAACGACCCTCACCACTATCGCTAACTCCCCCATCGAAGTTGCTAAGCTCTCTATTGCCCCTAAGAACATCAGCGGTAAGATCAAGTAACCAGCTGCCAACAACGCTACCGCGACGCCATAACTCAGCAACCTCAGAAACGTCAACGTCGTATTGATAATCCTCAGGGCAGTCCATTGGAGCGACCTCTGCGTCACCTTCTTTGACATACTGGGAACCAGCATTTGCTTCGTGTAAGATGTTGAATCCCTCTGCATATGCTTGCATTATACCATACTCAATTCCGTTGTGGACCATCTTCACGAAGTGACCTGCACCTGGAGGACCACAGTGCAACCAACCATGCTCAGCAGAGGTTTCATAATCTAGAGGGTTAGTGCGAGAGGCAGCCCCAATACCTGGTGCGAGTGCCCTAAAGATTGGAGCGCAGGCGGATACTGCAAAATTTGCACCACCAACCATAAGACAGTATCCACGCTCCAAACCGTAAACACCACCACTAGTGCCACAGTCAAGATACGAGATGCCAAGTTTAGCAAGCCTGTCTGCCCGTCTGCGAGTGTCTTTAAAATTACTATTGCCATGATCAATAATAATATCTCCCTCCACACAAAACTGTAATAGCTCATCAATTGTATCCTCTACTGTTTCTGCTGGGACCACCATCATGAAGACACCAGGTGCCCTGCCGACAATTCCCTCTTGAGTGTGTACTACTTGAACAAGGCTTTCCAGAGAAGTGGTAAATCCACTGAGATAACCCGCTTCATATTGTGCAGCAGCTTTTTCATGATTCTTTCTGTAACCGTGTACTTCAATGCCTGCTTTCATCATACGGCGAGACATACCCTCACCCATACGACCGAGACCGATAATTCCTACTTTCATTTCTCTATAAAATATTCTGGTAAAGGACATCCCTTAAAGTCGTGGATCTCATCCACAGCGAGGACAAACATAGTCACAAATCCTAAGCAGAATGCAAATAACATCTGCGGGAAGTTGTAGTTGCCCATGTGTGCCGTCGGATCAGGTTCATCATCGTGTGGATGAATGTGCTTGGCGATCCGTTCTATTCTTTTTTTCTTTTCTTCATCCTCTTTTTTCATAGTGTGATTTTCAACCATGGAAAGACTGGATCTATAACTCCGATAAGTCGAAGCAAACCCTCGGCAAATAGTGCAAGGACAACCCAACCAACACACATAGAAATGATCGATGCATTACGATTGTGTTTTCGTATAGCATCGTCAATCATCTCCTGACACTTTTCTTCAGTAATGTAATGTGTTGGTTTGATCTCGTCCATTCTATGTGACATTAATTAAGTCCATTGCTTCTTTCAATTCTTTTGAGTGATGAAGTTCATCATTCAAAATCTCAAGGATTTTTTCGTCGTGTCCATTTAGAGCAAGAAACTTAGCGTAAGTTTCTGCTGCATGGATTTCTACTTCGTAGGAGAGGTGATAAGCAAGGCGAGGAGCCACCCAATAATAAACCACGTTGCTCCAATAGTAGATAAGGACGAGGTGTTTGGCAACAAAGCGATCAATCCAATAAGAATTACCGCCCCTACTCTCCATGTACTCAAGATGTTCTGTTTCATTTACCGATTGCTCGAAGTGCTGTTTCATCAGATAGAGATGTTCTGGACCACGAAGACCCATAGATTCTCTTAGATGTAGAACACTCAAGAAAGCAAAGTAAGGTGCTCTAGCAATCTCCTCAAGCACCCAAAACCGTTGATAGTCTCTCCCTCTATAGAGGAAGTCTAAGATTGCTACTGTGACATTCAATACGAGTTCATTGAGTTTCTTCATCTTCGTCAGGTTCGTACAGTGGACATGGTTCTTCAAATAAGAATTGCATCCGTAGTTGTTTGATCCTTTCCTTTAACGATTTGTAAAATTCTCTCTTCTGATCCTCGTTCATTGGACATGAATAGTACCTACCATACCTGCACCCTTATGGGGTCCACACCAATAAGTATAGTCACCTGCATCAGCAAATGCAACATCAAACTCTTCACCAGGCATCATTGCCAGGGCTTCATGACCTAATTCTGGATGATCTTCCACGATTACATTGTGAGGTGGAAGCATGTTGTTAACGAAATGAACTGATTCTCCAGCACTGATTGTTACCTCTGCTGGTTCAAAGACTAGGTTGCCATTGGCACCCATCATAACATCTACAGCCCAAGCAGGTGTAGCAAGAAAAAGTGTAGCGAGAAGTGCAAAGAAAAACTTCATATTATGTGTTTCTAACTAACACTATCTAGGTAATTACTACAGTAAAAAACCCCCAAAATGTGGGGGTTCGCTAACTATTTAATGTATCCCTTTTCGACCAACCACTCTCGTGTCAAAGGGGTTGGATCGTAGTCAGTCCACATGGTTCCACGAGCGCAAGATTCTAATGCTTCCTGTGTCATACGTTCAGTGTGACCTGCCCAGTATGCTTCTTTCTCCCAGGGGATTGCCTCTGGTTGTGTCGCATAAGCACTCTTCGCGATTGACTGATATAGTCCAGGAACTTTTTCTTCATCCATGATGATAGCAATGAAGTTGTTCTTGATTGTTCCTGCCATACAATCCTGTGCAGCGTGCCATCCTTCATGACGCATCACTGACATGACTGTACTAGGACGCTTCATAAAATCAACATTCAAGAAGAAGTTATTACTTACAGTATGATAGACACCGCGATGTCCAACTGGAAAGTATCGTGAGTCTGCTAGGTAAACTTTAGATCCGACTGTATTGAGTGCTCTCACAAGAGCATTGAACTCATCAGCAATGACATCATAGTCAACATCAATCAGATAGTCATCTTTGTTGAGGTCGGAAACTGTTTTG